AGAAAAAGAAATACCGGTTCCTTGATAACAAGACCGGGGAAAAGGCGACATGGGATCTCATGAAGTTGGAAGTCGAACTGGAAGGACTTGATCTGGAAGGGTTCGACTTTTTTGGTATGGCGGCTGACCTGCCTGTGGACGGCGACATTAGCAGCGGCTCTGATAAGGAACTGACCGGTACCACGGAAATAGATGCGGAGGTGTTTGGGGATGAAGAGTTCAAATACGAATGCCCGAACTGCGGTTTCCGGTTCAACTGAGTTTCCGTGGAAGTGGAGCCTTGCTGATCTGGAAAAAAGACCGAAGCACGGGCATACCGTGTTTTCCTGCTTTTCCTGCGGCGGAGGTTCCTCAATGGGATACAAGCTTGCGGGGTTTGATGTCGTGGGGAACTGTGAGATCGATCCCGACATGATGAAGGTCTATAAGCAGAATAATCATCCGAAGCACAGCTTTCTTATGGATATCAGGGATTTCCTGAAGCTGCCGGATGAAAAGATTCCGGAAGAGTTGTTTCATCTGGATGTGCTGGACGGTTCTCCGCCCTGCTCTGTATTTTCTACAGCCGGAGTCAGGGAAGAAGGCTGGAATACGGAAAAGGTATTCCGGGAGGGACAGGCAAAGCAGAGGCTGGATGACCTGTTCTTTTTCTTTATCCAGGTTGCCAAGAGATTACAGCCGAAGGTTGTGATTGCGGAAAATGTGAAAGGCCTGATTACCGGCAACGCTAAAGGCTGGGTGAATCAAATTATCAAGGCTTTTGATGATGCCGGATATGATGTTCAGATTTTTCTGTTCAATGCTGCAAGGATGGGAGTTCCGCAAAAGCGAGAGAGGGTTTTCTTTATCGCACACAGGAAGGATCTGGATTATCCGAAGCTTGTGATGAACTTTAATTCAAAACAGATTCCTTTCGGTGATGTCCGGGAACCATATGGAAAGCCAATGGATGAGAACAGCCTTCAGGCAAAATTGCTGAAGTATCGCATTCCTTCTGATCGGTGTATTGCGGATATCAATGCCAGGGTTAGACGAAAAAAGAATAGCGGATTTACCACTCCGATCCTGTCCGATGATGAGCCTGCATATACCATTGTTTCCGGCAGCAGTCTATACCGCATGTGTGATGGATTGCTATTGACGGATAAGGATATTATCAGCTGCCAGACATTTCCGCAGGATTATGACTTTATGGATCAGAGCGTCCAGTATATTTGCGGCATGAGTGTTCCGCCGGTGATGATGGCGAAGATCTCCGAGCAGGTATACAGGCAGTGGCTTAAAGGTGGTGATGCGGATTGAAGATGCGGAAGCTGAAGAAATATAAACCGACAAAGTTCAAGGCGAAGGATTCTGTCTATGACAAAGATGCTGCGGATTTTGCGGTGAACTTCATCCAGTGCCTTTGCCACACAAAAGGAACCTGGGCGGGAAAGCCTTTTGAGTTGATCGACTGGCAGGAACAGATCATCCGAGATGTGTTTGGAACCATGAAGCCGAATGGATACCGGCAGTTCAATACGGCGTATATCGAGATCCCGAAAAAGCAGGGCAAGTCAGAACTGGCTGCGGCGGTGGCGCTTTTGCTCTGCTGTGGAGATGGAGAGGAAAGAGCCGAGGTTTACGGCTGTGCGGCTGACCGGCAGCAGGCTTCCATCGTTTTTGAGGTTGCGGCGGATATGGTCAGGATGTGTCCGGCTCTGAATAAGAGGGTGAAGATCCTGGCTTCCCAGAAGCGGATCATCTTCCAGCCGACAAACAGTTTTTATCAGGTGCTGTCTGCGGAAGCGTATTCAAAGCACGGCTTCAATATCCACGGGGTTGTGTTTGACGAATTGCATACTCAGCCGAACAGGAAGCTCTTTGATGTTATGACGAAGGGTTCCGGCGACGCCAGGATGCAGCCGTTATATTTCCTGATCACGACGGCGGGAACGGATACGAACAGCATATGCTATGAAACGCATCAGAAGGCGAAGGACATATTGGAGGGTCGGAAGATCGATCCGACTTTCTATCCGGTGATCTATGGCGCGGATGAATCCGATGACTGGACGGATCCGAAGGTCTGGAAGAAGGCGAATCCTTCATTGGATATCACGGTGGGTATCGACAAGGTGAAAGCGGCCTGTGAATCCGCGAAACAGAATCCGGGGGAAGAAAATTCATTCCGGCAGCTGAGGCTGAACCAGTGGGTGAAGCAGGCGGTCAGGTGGATGCCTATGGAAAAATGGGATGCCTGCAATTTTGCTGTGGATGAGGATGAGCTGGAAGGGCGTGTCTGCTACGGCGGTCTGGACTTGTCGAGTACGACCGACCTGACGGCGTTTGCCCTGGTATTTCCGCCGGTGGATGAAGAGGATAAGTATGTTGTGCTTCCTTATTTCTGGGTTCCGGAGGAAACACTGGACTTAAGGGTGAAGCGGGATCATGTTCCTTATGATGTCTGGGAGCGGAAGGGCTTTCTGGAAACAACGGAAGGGAATGTGGTCCATTACGGGTATATCGAGAAGTTCATCGAGCGGCTGGGCGAGAGGTTCTATATCCGGGAGATCGCTTATGACAGATGGGGCGCTACTCAGCTGTCGCAGGATCTGGAAGGTATGGGTTTTACGGTGGTGCCGTTCGGACAGGGTTTTGCTTCCATGTCGCCTCCGACTAAAGAGTTGATGAGGCTGGTGTTGGAACAGAAGATCGCACACGGCGGTCATCCGGTTCTTAGGTGGAACATGGATAACATTTATATCCGCACGGATCCGGCGGGCAACATCAAGGCTGACAAGGCGAAGTCCACGGAGAAGATCGACGGGGCTATCGCGATGATCATGGCGCTTGACCGTGCGATCAGGTGCGGAAATGAAACAACGGAGTCTGTTTATGACACGAGAGGATTACTTGTATTTTGACAAAGGAGGGAATTGCGATGGGAATACTGAGCGGTCTATTTCGGAGCAGGGATAAGCCCACAGACAGAACAGCAGGAAGCAGCTACAGCTTTTTTCTTGGCGGAACTGCAAGTGGCAAGTACGTGACTGAGAGATCTGCGATGCAGATGACAGCGGTGTACTGCTGCGTGAGGATACTGTCGGAAGCGGTGGCAAGCCTGCCATTACAATTTTACAGATATACCGATGATGGCGGTAAGGAGAAAGCGGTGGAACATCCGCTTTATTTTTTGCTCCATGATGAGCCGAATCCGGAGATGACTTCCTTTATCTTCAGGGAGACTCTGATGACACATTTGCTCCTGTGGGGTAATGCCTACAGTCAGATCATCCGCAACGGCAAGGGTGAAGTTGTGGCTCTGTATCCTCTGATGCCGGATCGGATGAAGGTGGATCGTGATGAGCACGGAAGGCTTTATTACGAATACACGGTCTATGATTCGGACGATGTGGACGGCAGGAAGGGCACCAATAAGGTTGGAAGAACCGTAAGGCTCCAGCCTCATGATGTACTGCACATTCCAGGGCTTGGCTTTGACGGATTGGTTGGGTATTCGCCGATTGCAATGGCGAAGAATGCGATCGGCCTGGCAATCGCCACGGAAGAGTATGGCAGCAAGTTCTTTGCGAACGGTGCGGCTCCTTCCGGTGTACTGGAGCATCCGGGGACTATCAAGGATCCGAGCAAGGTGAGAGAAAGCTGGCAGGCTACCTTCGGAGGAAGCGGCAATGCGAATAAGATTGCTGTTTTGGAAGAGGGCATGAAGTACACGCCGATTTCCATTTCACCGGAGCAGGCTCAGTTCCTGGAGACAAGGAAGTTCCAGATTGATGAGATCGCAAGGATCTTCCGTGTCCCGCCTCATATGATCGGTGACTTGGAGAAGTCCAGCTTCAACAACATTGAGCAGCAGAGCTTGGAGTTTGTGAAGTACACGCTGGATCCCTGGGTGAGCCGCTGGGAGCAGGCAATGGTGAGGGCCTTGCTGACTCCGGACGAAAAGAAAAAGTATTTCTTTAAGTTCAATGTGGATGGTTTGCTCCGTGGAGACTACCAGAGCAGGATGAACGGCTATGCGACAGCCAGACAGAACGGCTGGATGTCTGCCAATGATATCCGAGAGCTGGAGAACCTGGACAGGATTCCGGCGGAACAGGGCGGTGATCTGTACCTGATCAACGGAAACATGACGAAGCTGGAGGATGCCGGGATATTTGCGGCAGGCAACAACGGAAAGGAGGAAGGAGATTCCGATGAAGAAGTTTTGGAACTGGAAAAGCAGGAAGATCAGAGACCAGGCTTCAGGCGAAGAGGTCAATGATCGGGTGCTTTTCCTGAATGGAACCATAGCAGAAGAGAGCTGGTTTGACGATGATGTCACACCGGCTCTTTTTAGAGAAGAGCTGAATGCCGGAACCGGAAACATTACGGTCTGGATCAATAGTCCGGGCGGCGACTGCGTGGCAGCGGCTCAGATCTACAACATGCTGATGGACTATAAGGGCGATGTCACGGTGAAGATCGATGGCATTGCTGCATCGGCGGCAAGCGTGATCGCGATGGCAGGGACGAAGGTGCTCATGAGTCCTGTGAGCATGATGATGATCCACAATCCAGCCACTATCGCTTTTGGTGATACGGCGGAGATGCAGAAGGCAATCAACATGCTGGCTGAAGTGAAGGAATCCATCATGAATGCCTATGAGATCAAGACCGGCATGAGCAGGACGAAGATCTCACATCTGATGGATGCGGAGACCTGGATGGACGCGCACAAAGCGGTGGAGCTGGGATTTGCTGATGATGTGCTGCAGAGAGCGGATGCATCAGAGGGCGAAGACTTGGAAGCACCGGAGGTGTCGATGCTCTATTCCAGGGCGGCGGTGACAAATTCGCTGATGGACAAGATTGCGGTGAAGTGTCATATCAAGGCACCTGATGAGGGTGTGGCAACTGAACAGGTAACTGATAACGGGCGTTCCTGCGATGAGATCAGGGAACGCTTGAATTTTATCAAGAGATTCATTTAAGGGAGGATAAAACCTATGACTATCAAAGAAATGATCGAGAAGAG